GCACGCCGACCAACGTGAGTGGGACCAATGTGCCTATGTTCTTCAACACCAACAGCAACACCCTGCACATTCACAACGGAACAACTTGGAAATCTGTCACGTTGACATAGTCTGAAGGCCCCATGAAGCACACCTTCCCCTGCGTCGAATCAATGCGGCGCGTGAACCTCTCCAACGGTCGAGTGGTGCGCGTTTGGCGCGACCGCACCAAGGAGAACCTGTCGGCCTCCTACGACGACGCGGACATCGTGTCGACCTGCATCGCCAATGCCACCAACGACACGCAGCTCCTGGCCGCACTGGCCAAATTGAAGGGCGTGAACGCTGTCGAGCTGGTTGACGCCAACGGCCAGGGCACCGTGGTCTACACGAGCTGGCCATGATCTACCGCAACCGATCCAACCCGGCCGTCGAGGTCGAGGTGTTGCATCCCGAGGCCGAGCTACGGCTGGCCGAAACCAAGCGCCAGGCAATCGTCTATCGGCGCCTCTCGACAGGCACGATCCACATCCGCCCGAGGGCCGAGTTCTTCCTGAAGTTCGCTGCGCTCACGGAAAAGTGACCCCTGTTTGACCCCTGCAAACATTGGGTTTTCTTCAAAATCTACAGAAAAACAGTTTTCTCTGTAGACGGGAAACGTGGTCTGGGCCATCTTCAATGCATGACCAACAGCGACTTGATCAATGCTCCCAAAATTAAATGCGAATGCGGAATGATCGCAAAAGGCGTTATCATTCTTCTCAACCATAACCGTGGGGTAAAAGTTGAAGGTAAGATATGGCATCATCGCAAGTGCCCAAAGTGCGGAACGTTGAACCTGTTAGGTGAGCACATTTTTAAAAAGTGATTTAGGCCAAGGGTGGGGCCAATACCACCCAACCAGGGGCGCGACTGGCCAACGCGCACAACTCTCCAAACCATGACCACCATATCCAACCTCATTACCGCCCTGATCATCGTCGAGTCCTCGGGCAACGATCAGGCCATCGGCGACAACGGACGCGCCCTGGGCCCCCTGCAGATCCACCGCGGGGTGGTTCTCGATGTGAACCGGATCACCGGGAGCCACTACCGGCACCAAGACATGACCAACAGGGTGGCGGCCCGGGCGGTCTGCGAGGCCTACCTGAAGCACTACGGCCGCGGAGCCACCACCGAGCAGTTGGCCCGCCGTTGGAATGGGGGTCCGACCGGGGACCGAAAATCTGCCACCGAGGCCTACTGGGCCAAGGTTAAGAAGCAACTGAAATGACCAAACCGAAAACCATCAACGTGACACCCGCCACCCACAAGGCCTTGCGCGACTACTGCCTCGCCGCCGGCCTTAAACTGCAGGCCGTGGCCGACAAGGCGATTCAGGCCTGGCTGAGAAAGGCTGCAAAGTGACTCGAATCCTCGCAATTGACCCGGGTATGAGCGGCGGCCTGGCCTACCTCGGGCCCTCGGGGGTCATCCTCAACAGTATGCCAACCACCGACCAGGACATCAGCATCCTGGTAACCGACAGGCTGGCGATCTCGGATGTCTGCTACATTGAGAAGGTCGGCGGTTACGTCGGCGGCAAGGGCGCCCCGGGCTCTTCGATGTTCAACTTTGGCTACAACGTCGGATTCCTGCACGGCCTTATCGCAAGCGCCAAAATCCGCTGCATTGAGGTGCCCCCACAACGCTGGCAGAAGACGATTGGGGCGGGCACCAAGGCCACGCATGGGGCGAAATGGAAGAGCCACCTGAAGGGAATTGCCCAGCAGCGCCAGCCCCGCCAGGTGATCACGCTGAAGACCGCGGACGCTGTGCTGATCCTGGAGCACGCCATGATTGCGGAGGGGTTGAAGTGATCACCAAGAAGACCATCACCAGCGCCGTGGCCGCGGGCTGGATCTCATTCCCGGAGCCCAAGGCCAGGGAACTGTCGAGGAACTGGGCGCAGCCGGTCGAGGCCTTCGACAGCGAGCTGGCCTACCGGCTGTGGGACAACGGTGCCGACACCGACACCGTGGCCCGAGCCATCGGCTGCAAGCGCCGGTTCGTCGCCCAGATCATCAAGGAGTACAAGCGATGAAACCCAAACCCAAACGTCCCGTCGCCAAGATGTTTGTCGTGTCAGACGACACGCACAAGCGGCTAAAGGAATACGCAGTTAAGAAAGGCTACAAATTGCAGTACGTTGCAGATGAGGCGGTCAGTGAATATCTAAAGAGACAGGAGGAGAAATGAGCGCACCAATCAACGACGGAGGACCGGCGTTTGCAAGAACTGGAGCCGATGGACATACGAGTCCACAAATCGGGATGACCCTGCGCGACTACTTCGCGGCAAAGGCAATCAACGAAGTGGGATGGTACAACAACATAAACCAGAGCGCGATTATGGCTTACGAAATAGCCGACGCATTGCTCAAAGCGAGGGAGGGCAAATGAGCGACACCCCAATATCAGACAGCACTCCGCACAACGTAGCCGATCTGGGGATGCGGATCAGGATGATCGAACGAGAACTCACCGCAGCCAATACAATCATCCGGCAGCAGCAATTGTTGGATGAGGAAACCCTGCGGCTTCAAGAGCGCATTAAGCGGTTGGAGGCAGCGGGGGATGCGATGGAGCGATGGTGCAGCGATTACCAAACTGCTTTTAACTGGGAGAAAGCCAAGGAGGCCAAGCTGTGAGCGCAATTCATTACGCCAAGACAAATTGGGGGTTTGATTGGGGTGCAGCCAAAATCGAACGCTGCTGCTCTAATTTACAGAAAGGATGGGTGGTTTTAACCGTCCAAACTCCGAAGCATCAAATGGGCAAAAACGAAATTCAGATCTACGTCACCAAATCTGGAAAGGTTCGCATCAGCGATAGAACCGGAGAATGGAAAAAACCGAAGGGGGCCAAGCCGTGAGCATTGAACAGCGAATCCTAGTTTTTGTTAGTCAGGTTGGCTGGTTTGGTGGACACGAACTCCGCGCAATCGCTCTCGATGTTCGCAAGCTGGAGGATCGGGTGAAACAACTGGAGCAGGAGAACGACGCATTGAGAGCGGATCTGCTGCTGTGGAATGAGAAGGAGGTGAAGTTGTGAGCCATCTTGTTAACGCCAACAAAAAGGTCGTCAGCAAAACACCGCGCACAGACCGACAGCCGGTTGTCACCGTGGCGTTCCAGCACTTCGTGAAGGCTGGCTTCGCCCGTCAGCTAGAGAGGCAACTGGCTGGAGCGAATAAACGCATCAAAGAACTCGAATCCAAGATCGCTGAACTCCACGAATTGGAGAAATGGTTGGAGGGAAGATGAAACCGCGACCGATCAAATGGGTGCTGTCACCTACCGACGACCACATACTTTCCATGGAATGCACCGACATCGAGATCGTCGATGAAGGCGGCGGTGAGTACGTCGAGGTCAGTCAATCTGCTGATGGCCATGGTAAAGTCAGCATCAACCCAGAGGAGTGGCCGATGATGCGTAAAGCCATCGACGACGCCATCAAGCAATGCAGGGATCTGAAACCATGACCATCGAAGAAATGAGAACCATTGACGCCGTCAAGACTTGGAAGGAATTGGAGGAGGCCCGTGCCAGGATCGCGGACCTGGAGGCTGCGCTCCGCAGGATCGCCAACCAAGACTATCGCGGCAACCGCTCGACCGAATCTCAGATCGCCTTTGAGGCGTTGAAACCATGATCACCAAACTGCACGAACTGCCGCCCGACCATCACCTGCGGAACACGGCCATCCAGAACATCGACGTGAGGATTAAGTGCCGGCACAGCGGGACCACCCGGGACCCGCGGACCTGGCGCATCAAGAACGACACATACAACCGTTTATCAGACACCTGGCAGATCAACTTCGACTTTATCCTGCAATGAAAACAGCTCAACAGATCCAACGGGAGGGCACCGGCCCTTACCACCTGACCAAGCGGGACGCCGGTGAGGCCTACCGGGCTGCCCGTAAGTTCAAGATCGAGTTCACCAGCTTCTTTACCAGGAAGCGTGGGAAAGGCTCCAAGTGAAAGACTTTGACGTGGCCAGGACGATGATCGAGTACGGCGGGTCATTCGTTCGCAAGCTGGGTGCCGCGGTGATGGTGGCCGACCCTGAGAACCTGGCGAAGATCAAGGCGACGTGGCCCGACTACTGGTCGAAGTACCAGCGCATGGCCCAGCAAATTTCCGAGGTCGAAAAGCAGGCCTCGATTCAACACAACAACAACAACAACACAAAGTAAGACGTATGATTATCAGTGCAACAGGCGGTAAGAAGGACTTCGCGCCGTGCCCCGAGTTCTCGGGCAGAGCCGTGTGCGTGGACGTGACTCCGTTGAAGGAGTACGAGACCGAGTACGGCGTGAAGCAGAAGTTCAAGTTCGCGTTCGAGATCGAACTGCAGGACGACAGCAGGGACCCGGTGCAGCCCTGGGTGGTGTTCACCAAGCCCATGGTGCCGAGCCTGCATGAGAAGGCGGCGCTGACCAAGTTCCTCAAGGACTGGTTCGGCCGGAAGTTGACCGACCAGGAGAACAAGAGTCTGGATCTGGAGAGCCTCATCGGGCGGCCGGCCAGCCTGGTCATCGGGCACGAGCAGAGCGCGGACGGAAGCAAGACCTACGCGAACATCAAGCTGATCATGGCGCATAAGAGCGGCGAGGCATTGGCACCCAGCGGGCTGTGGGTGCGGCTGCAGGACCGGCCTGCGAAGGATGGAGCCGAGGGCAAGGCAGCGCCGGCAACGGGCGACTCGAGCTTCCGCAAGACCTCGGGCGGTGGACAGCCTCCGTCGGACGATGCGTCCAAGGTCAAGGTCCATGTCGGGAAGCACAAGGGCATCGAGCTCCGGGAGCTGACCGAGGAGAGCATCACGAGCCTGATCGAGCACTGGCTGCCCAAGGCCCGGGCCGAGGTCAAGCAGAGCGCGGACGACAAGCGCCTGATCAACGGCCTGGTGTGGTACCAGGCCAAGTTCAAGGCTGACGAGGAAGCCCAGGTTAAAGTGGAGCAGGACGACCTCCCCTACTGAGCCATGAACCCGACCAAGAAGAAGTACACCAAGGTGGCCCACCTCATCCCCGAGGTCATGCAGATGAGGGCCGAGGGCAAGAGCATCACACAGATCGGCGAGGTCATGGGCCTGACCAAGCAGCGCATCAGCCAGATCTCGCAGGCGGCCAAGATCAAGGCCGAGATCCAGGCGCAGTGGGGCTGGCCCTTCACCACGCGCACCTTCAATATTCTGGACCGCATGGCGGTGAAGGATAAGAGCGAGGCCCTGAGCCTGTATACGTCCGGGCACCTGCATCCCAATGCCGTCACAGGCTTCGGGTGGAAGTCCTACTCCGAGATCTGCGAGTGGCTGGCCGTGCCGGTGCTCCTGAAGAGGCCCAAAGAACCCAAGCTGTGCCCGCACTGCGGGAAGCAGATCTGACAACTTTCCCGGCAGCCCGTTGCTGCTGGGGACTCATGGACAAGCGGGGGGTGCGCATCCGCTGACAAACGCACAACTACCAATCCAAACCGTTTTAGCATTATGCCAGCAAACCCACGTATTTACTTCGACATTGAGACAGGACCGCTCCCCATTGCGGAGCTGGTCATCCCACCGTTTGACCCCGCTGCGGTCAAGCTGGGCAACATCAAGA